TATTTTTTACATATAACCAGTTACAGCAAGAACGTAACCAACTTGTTTCACAGTTTGAAGCCAAAAAGCAAGAAGTCGTCACAAAGCAATCGCAATTGATGGCAGAGAAGATAGCTAAAGGAAAAGAGATTCTAGCAAAAGAGATACCAAATTGGAGTCCTGAGACTAACCAAGCATTGTTATCTACTGGCAAAGAGTATGGCTTTTCTGATGCAGAACTCAACGCAATTGTTGACCCTCGTCACGTGAAGGTATTGCATAACGTCAGTAAGTTGCTTGTTAATTTGGTTTAGTAATTGTAATGCGATAACTAATCTGTTATGGGTCTTTTCGTCACCTAGTGGACTATTAGTCATACTAGATACAATGCTTTCACGAACCTTCTCTAATGCTTCTTTATAGATAGGGTTATCTAATATCTGTGCTGCTTGTTCACCACGTTTTACTTCTTCTAGTGACTTATCCGCCATACATCATTCCTGATTGTGCCTTAATTTGTGCGATAGCTAAATCTGTTTCAGCTTTGAGTTGAGCTTTAAATCTTTCTAACTCTGCTTGTGCTGCTATCTTCTCACGTTCAATTATAACATCATTTTGTGAACGTAACTGCTCTTGTTGTAATTGAGCTGCTGCTTTCTCACGTTCTATTTGTAATTGACCTTGAACTGCAATCTCAGCTTCAGAAGGTTTATCTTGTGGCTGACCTTCTTGTTGTGGTGTATTAGCTGGGTTTACCCAGAACTCTTCAGGGTTCTTAAAGCCTGCGTTTTGTGTGAGTTTAGCTAACGCATTGTAAATCTTCTCTGGGTTTGTAAGACCTACTTGGATAGCTTCTTTTTGCATATTCAAGATAGATGTTAAGTGCATGAGCTGTTGGTCTTTATTACCAGCACCTAAGCCTACAGAGATAGATAAGTCTTTACGGTCTTCCCATTCTCTTGGGTCTACTTCTACCCATTTGTTTCTCATACGAACAATGTCAGGTTTAGTAAGTGTAGTTCTTACAAGCCTGTGAACAAGTTTGAATAACTCTTTAACACCTGTCTCTGCAAATGTTCTTGCTACTAACTCAACTCTTTGTTGAGCAGCAGTCATAATTTGTGATACGCCTGTAGCTGTCTTGTTAAGACTGTTAGAGTCTAAGCCTTGGTTATATGCTGTGATACCTGTTCTCTTTTCTTTCATAGAGTCCATGTATTCAACCATACCGAATGATGATGCTGGTAGTGGTGGATGTGATAAAGGCATAATGCCTGCACCTGGGTCACCTTCTACACGAACAATACCACCTGGTCTGATTGTAAGCATATCATCTAGGTTTACTCTATCACTAATAGCATAACGACCATTGTTAGCTAGATACATGTTATCTAACTGACCACGAATAAGTGTAGACTTGATAAGCTGAATGTCCATAGTCAAGTCAGCATAAGAACGACCAATATGTCTATGTGGCATAATCATAGGTGTGATACATGCGAATGGTACATACTCACATTTCTCTTTATAAAGAACTGTGTTACCTAATACGACTACTCTATATCTTTCACCATCTAACTTAATGTATGTGTCTTTAACGAGTGCTTCTTGTGACTCAATAGCTCTATCATATTCTTCATCATAAATATCACGAGCATTAGACTCTTCTTCAAAAGTGTCTCGTAGGTCTGACATAATAGACTTGATGTATTCTAATGGCTTGTCAAACGTTTCAGCAATGTCAGCTAACTGCATAACTTCTCTGTGTTGAACAAACTTAGCATCTTGTAGGTTAGGACCATTAACTTCTACAGAAATCATCATGTTTTCTGGAGCTACGTTCTCAATATGAATCTCTGTTTCTTTTTCTGTAACCTTGAGCTTAACGTCATGTAACATAGGTTGCATAACTGTAGCTGGGTCAACACCATTCATAGCTGCTTGTTGATAGACAACATCCATGTTGACACTTGGGTCAGGGTAACCAGTATGCTCTAATACTTCTGTATTCTCATCTGAAGCCAACATTTGGAGTTGTGCGTCTGTCAACCCCTTGTATTCGTATTCTTCTTCTTCCTCTTCTTCTTCGGCATATACTTTTACATAACCGTTCTTAGAGAGTAGTGCGTCTTTAAACCATACGTAGAATATCTTGAAGCCTTCGTTTTGCTCCATCACTACATGGTTAATATAATCTGTTTCTTGTTCTGCTGCTTCTTGGTCTTCAGGACCTTTAGGGTCAAACTGAACAACCTTGTCACCAGCTACAAAGACTTTAAGTAATTGTGGTAATGCTGACTCAATAGTATCTTGAACGTCATACGATACAACTTGTGAACGACCTTCTTCTTCGTTACCGAATGGTTGTCCTAAGTAGTAGTCAATCGCTTCTGCTCTATCATTAGACAATGCACTATCATTTACACCATAGGCTATATTCTCTTGCGCCTCTATCTGTGCAATTATTTCCATGTCTTCTATATTCATCAAACAATTCCTCTATTTGTATATTGTATTTTCTCTTTGCTCCATGACTCGTTCTTCATACAATAGAGGTACATAAATATCTGAACGCATCTGCTCCATGAGAATACTCATCATGCAATGGCGCACCAGGTTCGTTAGTTGCAGAGTTTATACTTCTGCGATAATGCTTTAAACAGTCAACAAGTCTATGAGCTGACTTATCAAAATAAACTCTATGGAAGTTCATCCGTGCTATCTTGATGCCGGCCTCTATATCCATACGAGGTACAATTCTTATATCCCATCCAAACTTACGCATAATATCTTCTGCTGATATACCATGCTTAAAGTCTTTAGACTGTCCGTCATGTGGTAAGTACATAGTACCCCAACTATACGGTAATGCTTTTAACTGTGCTGAATAACTATCTAGTGTTCTATGGTCATCTTCTATATAGCCAATAACTCGTAAGTCTGATACACCTTTTTGGCATAGGATAACTGACATGCTATCATTCCATCCTAAGTCCATAACCACATGAACCTTTAACATAGGATCATAAGGTACGTTAGTAACACGTCCGGCCTCTTGGGCCTCTCTTATCTCGTTAGAATATATAGCACCGTCTACGGCTGCTTTACATTCACCTTCCCATATGTTTGCATAGTCTGGGTTAGTATTTAAACTATGTTGGCGTTCTATCTCTAGCACTTCAGGAAACCAAGGGTTGTCGGCAAAATTGACCTTCACTACCTTTGCATTTTCTGGAGGATCTATTATAAAACGAGTATATGTATCATCTGTATCTATATTAGGGTTGAATGATACCCATATCTCTGAGTCTGGTTTACGTATTGTAGGTATTAAAATATCCCACGACTTCTTTGATACTGTTTGTGCCTCTTCCACCCAGACGATATCACATCCTTCAAAAGACTTAATACTTTCCACAGTATTAGTAGCCAATCCAGTAAAACTAAATGTACTACCGTTAAGACCTCTAATCTCTGACTCAAGAACTTCGTAGAAAGCTCCTAAACCTAAAGATTGTATTTGGTCATTAAGTAATGTATGTACTGATTGCTTGATAGACTTTTGTATTTCACGTGCACATAAGACACGTGTTGGCTCATTAGCTGCTTTTATAAGCAATGCCCTTGCCATAGACCATGACTTACCACTTCCACGACCACCGTATGCTACTTTGTATCTATGTGGACTGAAAAGAAACTGTAATTGCTCAGGGAACTCAGCTATCGTTTGGTTTGACAAAGCTAATTCCTACACCAATGGGTATATCTCCACCATCTACGCCACTTATTTCTGTAGATGATAGGTCAGGTAATGACTTACGTAATAGTATCTCTATTGCTTTCATGCGTGTAGGTGTAATCTCTATTTCATCTGTGCCAAGTGCATGATTTTGCAAGACATTTACTAGCTGACTTGTCTGTATTTTTGTTCTTACTTCGTCTTGATGACGCTTTCTTAATCGTTCTGCCATAATATTGCAACTCCTTATAGGTTGGTTGCCCTCTATTGTCTGTTATCTTGTAATAACCCTGTGCCTAATGGTACGCCAACACCTACTCCAAACATTTGGTTACCAAATTTGTTAAATAAACTTGCTCTTTCTTCTGGTGTAGCATATTCGTATATATCTTTAATGCCAGAGCTTTCTAAAATACCTTTAGCTTGTGGGCTTAAATCTTTAGGTACAATTGCACCTTTAAATTCACCAATGCCTACTGCTCTTTGTGGTTTAATCTCAAAGTATCCTGTTGGCATAGATTTAAGACTGTTTAAATATGCTGAAATATCTGCTTTTAAATTCTTTGGTGCATCTTTATAATAGTCATCTAATATGCTATAGCTTCTTGTTTCTGCTATGTCTAGTATAGCATTGTCAGCATCAAATTGTGGGTTTACTTCTTTTAATCTTTTAGTTAAATCAAAATAAGCGTCATTAAACTTTTCTTTAATTGGAGTAAAGTCGCTTTCGCTTAGTATCTTATCTCTACTTCCTTTAATCTCTGTTAGGTTTTTAAACTTAGGTGTTACTAATGCTCTTACATTACCTACACCATAATTCCAGCCTTCTGTACTAGCTCCACCTTTCATTTCTTTAACAACATTTTCTAATGTTACTGGAGCATATCTTCTATTGCCTGATGGTGTATATCCCTTAAATATTCTTTCTTGAACATTTACACCTGCTTCTGGCAATTTACTTTCAAAGTTCATTAACCAGTTTTCGTATTCTTTTCTATTGGCACTTCTTAATTCATTTAACGTTGCATCAAATTTATAATTGTTTTCAATATTAGTTGGCAGGATGCCTTTTTCATCTAAAAATTTTGCAACATATAAATTATTATATTCTCTGTCTTTGTATTCATCAACAAGTCTACTAAAGTCTCTTTCAGCATTAGGAACTTTATTTAGTGTATCACCCAACACGCCTTTTAAATTTTGTTGGCTTTTATAATCAATATTATAATCAATGCTTGGTGAACGTTTTGTGTAAGCATCTGACCTAAATACTGGATTTTTAGCAGATGGTATAGCCATTTCTTTAGAGCCAATTAAAGATATATCTCCAAAACCAGATAATGGTTCTGATACTTTACTAATAGCTAATGATGGTACAGGCATACCGCCTAGTTTGTTTGCTGCAACAAGTTTTTCTGGCGTAAGGTTGTGTTGAACAATAAGTTCTTCACCTGCTCTAACGCTTGGAACATATTGTGACAATATTCCTTTAGTTACATCACCAACTGGCTTTACAGAGCCAACTAAACCTAAAGCAAGGTCAGTCATATCTTGAGTGGTATTAACAGGTTTAGGTGTATTTAAATTTTTCCATAAACCTTGTGGGTCACCACGCATTAAATATGATAATGGTGCATTGCCTTGTTGAATATAGTTGTTAAGTAAGCGGCTTAGTGGCGATAGGGTAGCTTGGTCTTGCTGGCTTGCCCATGTATTTAATAATGCCATTATAACTCGCTTTCTTTTCCGTTGCCTTTAAGTGGGTATATCATTCGTTTATAGCAGTCCCACCATTCTTGACTATAGTCTGTATTCTGATAGTCTTTAAAGCATGGTGTACCCAAAGTGTGATGCACTAACTTAGCATCTGGGTTGTATTCGTATTCCGTCTCTAGCCAGTTCCATGTTTCGTCTAGCTTGCCTACTTGTTCTTCAGGATACTTTAGCCATTGAAATCTGTGTAGGTATTTGCCATCTTTTTCCATGACAAATCTAGGTGTTAATTGTTTGTTTAAGTGATGCCCACAATTCCAAAGCATTACTGAAGACCAATTTTTCTTTGGGTAATCTTCGTTCTTTGCACCTAAGTATTTAATAGGGTGCTTTGTTTGGTAATGATGCTTGACTACTTTAACAGCTTCGTCTTGCTGAAATTCCCATAGCAACTCTGCAATGTCTGACCTTACAATCATGTCACCATCAACCCACAAAGCCATTCCTTTAAAATCACAAAGATAAGGCACTAAAAAACGTGAGTAAATAAAAGCATTGCTTCCATCTTTATGAGTTTCTGTATATTCGGATAATGTATTTAAAGCCATTGGAGTAAAACTAACTGGTATTGATGAATGCTCAATTACGCTTTGGCAGAATACTGCATAAGCTACCGGTTCTATTTTTAAATCCATTCCTACAAATATTTTAAGCATTGCTTATTATACTACCACTTTACTTTGTTTGCCCAGTAAGCGGCACTCATTTTTCCTTTGGCAATGTTTTTAGCGTGTCTTGCTTTAAAAGACTTTGCTCTGTCTGTATTTGTTTTGTCACCACTTACACCTTTTTGTCCAAAGCGTATAAGTTTCTCTGTGTCACCATCTTTAGCCAATACTGCATGTGACTTAGTAGGATGATTAGGCGTTCTCTTAGGTTTATTATAACCTGAAAATGTTTCCTTACCCTTCTTAATCATTTCTTTTTCTTAGCTGTCTTTGCTGATTGTTTAAATGCCATAGCAGTAGGTGCACCTTTAGAACCTACTTTACGCATTTTCTCACCAGAGCCAGCTTTAATTCTAGCTTTCTTGGCTGCAATGTTAGCGTATAGACCTGGTTTATTTGCCACGTTTAGCTGCCTTTTTCATAGGCTTAGCTGCCATAGCTTTACCTGTTTTCTTTGCGTATGATTTAGCTTCTTTCTTACCCTTTTCGGTGTAAGCAAACTTTTTCATTCCGACCATTGGCATAATTATTTACCTTTCTTTTTAGACATACCAGCTTCGCTAAGTGCGATAGCTACGGCTTGTTTTTTTGACTTAACTACTGGGCCTTTTTTTCCTGAGTGAAGAGTTCCTGCTTTCCACTCTTTCATGACTTTTGATACTTTCTTTGTCTTTCCTGCTTTTGTGGTTGGCTTCTTCATTAGGTATCCTTATAAACGTGTGATCATATTGACACTCTGGACATTGTTCATAGCCGGTGTCATCATACGGCTGGCCGCATGTACTGCAAATTTTGGGACGCATAAAATAAAAAACCCTACCGGTTAAGATAGGGTTTAAGGAGAGTTACGGAGTTTATGGGCGTAATTATCCCATTGCGTGATATTTTACCACGGAAATGCGTTTTGTCAAGATGCTAGGCATTAATTCTTTTTGATACTATGGTTAAAAGGTTGTCCATTGCCAGATCTAGTTTGTATTCATAGGCCAAAGGCTTTTTAGAATGTAAATATCGGTGATATATGGCATCTTGCTGTTCACCAGGAAGGCTGTGTATGACAGAGTCGACTACATGGACGTTAGAAAGGTCTTGTATATCTATCATCTCATCAAACGAGTCCACCGTTGACTCTCCCCCTGAAGAGAGTCCTACTGACTTAGACGGATAACCCAGGCGGTGATTATCCGACTTCATCCACAAGGCCCAGTCATCAAGTATTTGCATAAGTCTATCAATACGGATCATGTTGTATTCCTAAAATACTAGCATTAAAAGACTGAATGCCTCTGTATGGGTTTCTTACACTATGTTTGTCATGATCTGCTGTATGCTTATAAACACTTAATATTTTAAAGTTTGGCATTGGATGATATAGCTCCTGAAGATAATGTTTTTTTGGTTTATGATAAAAAAGGTTTTTGCCTCCTCTGATCTCACACAATAATTCCCACTCTACAAGTTTAATAACTACAAATTTAATATGATTAAACTTTAATCCTAAACGGTTACCTATCTCTTTACATGTAATAATTTCATCTTCACCTATTACATCTAACAACATATCTTTCATGCGATATGCTTTTGTTTGTATCGCTGTTACTTTCATGAGACATCAACTTCCTTAACATGCCACCTGTTATTTTTTTTGTACCATCCGTGAACTAGCACAGTCCAGTTAGCTTTTCTAATGTGACCAATAGCAGTACTATCTTTTATTTTTTTGATCCTTGCGCTGACGTTGCTTAAACTTGTTGTTTGAATGGCTACAGTATTTCCATCTTCGGATATTGCAAGGACGTCAATGCAGCCGAAAAGGTCTACACGAACTCGTCCCCAGCTATTCCATTTCTCCACTACCTGAACTAGTGGGTAATTTTCCTTCTGAAGTTTCGCTAGTGTTAATTGTGTCGGTGACTTTCCTGCCATCAAATTGTCCTTTGTTAGGTTTAGATGTACTTTCGTATAAACGTTCTAATTCACCTGTAGACTTATTGAGTTCGTATTCAACAAGGTGTGGTGATGTATCATTACTTTTCTTTTTCTTGTTAAATATCTTATCCCAATTATCTTCAAAAGTTGGTCTATCTGAAAACGGTCTTGGTGCGCTTCCTTTACCCATTATTTAATTCCTATCATGTCATGTTCCCACAAATATTGCACGGTATTTACATAGGCCCTATTCCACATATCACGCTTTTGATCTTTAGTAAGTTTGTTACCAGCATCTAATTCGTAATGACAATGATAACATAGACTACAAGTGAGCGCATCCGAATTTTTGAGACCCATGCCCTTGCCCTCGTTACGGTGTGCAGCGACTACAGTACCATCACTAGCACCGCATGACTGACATGGGATCTCTCTTAAAAGTTTAAGTAATTTAGTGTTGCGATATATCACTTGGAAACCTAAAACCGTATTCAATGCCAAACCTTCTAACTTTTTCAAGGTAGTCAGAAAATTCGTATGTATCAAGATCAGTAGTTGATCTTACATGTGTAACAGGACGGCCAGCTACAAGTTTAGTTTCAGCGAGGTTCTGAAACGTTAATAGCTCATGAAGTTCGTAGTCATGGTATCCGAGGTAGTCACCTAACTCTTTTAACATGGCCCAGTACTTATCATTCTGTGAGTTACTTCTTAACTTCTTACCACCGTCAGAAAATTTAACATCAACATGGCCATTAGTTTTAATTTCGTTTTTGACCATATCCATAAACTCTTGGAAATTCACTTCGTTTACTGTCATTCTCTTTGCCATATTTGTTATCCCATCCTTTGCTTTTAAATACTATACCTTCATTAGATGTAGCTCTATATTCAACATCACCAAATACCTTTTGCATTTCTTTTAAGAATTCATTTGCTGTTTTCATGGACTCTCCTTATAACGTAAACCTTTTGGATCATACCAGAAATTGAATGATCCCTCAAACTGAAAATTACGCTGCTTCTGGACGAATATTTTTGCATCCGGAATAATTTTTAAGTCAGCCTCAGGTGTTTTACCTTCTTCCTGCAAACGCTGCTTATATCGGTTGCGCCAGCAACATAAGATATTATCTGAAAGGTTACGCAGATGCGAGCTGCCCATGATGTCCGTAGCGTCTGGTATCTGTTCTTCATCTGATAATTTTCTAGTATGTGCTACTAAAAAAATATGTATGTTAAGATCTCTACACACCACAGCAAGACGATCAGCAAAAAGTTTTTGAGAGTTATAATTATCTTCCGCTATGTCAGCCATCTTCATAA